TCTCCGGAAAATTAAAAGAACCTACCCTTATAATACCCCGAACAAAGGTGCAATGGCCCCATTATGGTAGCCAAGTTTTCCGTCCTGAAATGTGGTTGCTTCTTCCTTAACTGAATCCTGTAACAACCTAATATCATTGATCTGAGCCACATACGACGGAAATGTAACCTGATCAGAAAAAATGGTATCAGCCAACTTACTTCGAAGAGCTGAAACAATATTATTATAAAATAGTTCGCCTTTATGGCTGCTATCTTTAAGAACTCCTTGAATAATATCGACAAAAATCCGAGGTTCGTCTAACACTGTCTTCTTGTGCCAATTGAGTTGTTTGTAGATAACACTATCAGGCATAGGAGCCAAAACAACATCATCCTCCTGAACGAAATGAGATTTCAGGAAAGTGATATTCTCAATAGGATCATAATTATCGGCAGCTCCAATTCTTTTGTCACCAGGTTGCATCAACATACCCAAAGCAGTATAAATTTCACACAGAGAATTCCTATTAAAATAATCACAATTTTCTGCCACTTCAGAAACAATGTCATCTCCATAAGTAAGGAGAGCAACATCATCATCAAATGAACTGATTTCTGGCATAAAGCCAAACTTGGATTCAAATGAGATGGAATAGCTAGAAATAGCATACATACAATTACAAACAGAATTAAAAACATCAGTCAGATAAAAACCATCCTTATTTCCACCGAAAACTTCCCTTACCTGATTAAGCACAATGTGTCTGGAAGAGAGTACCGCATTCATCAGTCCTTGTCTTTCAATCTTGTGTTCGGATCCACAGATAAGATCTACAAACTTCATAAAGAAAGTAAAAGCCTGAGGAGTGATACGAGCTCCAAAATCCTTACCATCAGCATCAAAACAGTTCTTCCCACCAGATTTTGAGGTGAGATAGCTCTTGAGTTCTGCCCAATGTGTTGGTTTATCAATTCCGATAGCATGATAGAGAAGCTTTCTGTTGCGAAGATAAAATCTACGAAAATTACCAAAATACTTTTTCATCAAATAAGAGTGATCAAAACCTCCAGCCTGAAAAATCCTAGTCTTACCAAGTTTCCTCTTAGCTTCACTTCTGAGTTCATCCTTCAAAGTTGCTGTCCAGAAGGTAAGCATAGGTTCTCCATCCTTAAGATTCTGTTCCTGTTCCTCTATATGTTCTCTAAAAGTAGTTCCAGTCCAGGGATGTTTTGGTGTTTCCTTAAGTACATTGAGATTTTCTTCCTCTACATATTCAATGATACCGTGTTTCTTCTTTGAAACCTTATTCCACCAACCAGCAGAGCTAGCTTTGTCAAAAGGTCTCAGAGAATCATAATGATTCAAAATCTGATCTTCATCCAACAACTCTGATTCCTTACCATCGAATTCACACTTTTTTAGCTGGGCTTGCATCACACCAAGAGCGTAATCAAAATGCCTCTGTGGGAGAATATGATCAGGTTCTCTTTCATAAACAGCCATTCTCTTCAGCAAAATATCTGGTTTAAGATCCGCGGGTGCGAAATCTTCACAGAATATCTCCTTGTCATGTATAGCTGATTTTACTATACTAGTTTTGGTTGCTGTCATTGCTTGTACCTGATTACCATTCATAAAAATGGTACCTGTCTCTATCTCTGGAAGCTGAGCCTGTCTAGGAAAGTCCAAATCCTCTGCACTCAAAACACAGAACACGGGATTCATCTTATTTACCCCAGAATGCAATCCTGCCAAGTAAACTCTACCATCTGTCGGATTTTTCCACAGATAGGGTCTACCACACATTCCTGCTTCCGTAGTAAAGTCCAATTTCACCCTAGCAAAAATATATTCTGCAACTACATTTCTCTCGAGGATCATACCAGTATGAACTTCCTCATCATGGTAAAATCCCAGAGCAGTTCCGATTTTGAGGTTGCCAGTCTGTTCCTTAGTCAACATTCTCTTTCTGATGTCTCGTACTCCCTGAAGAATAGTGGTTGTCTCTACAATGATATAGTCCTGTTCCTTAATGTAAGTAAGATTTTCAAACTTTACCTGTCTACTAACTCCACAACACTGTACTCTCATGCTAACCAATCTCTTGTGTACATGTCTGTCATAGTGCCTCATCATAAGTATGTGAGTCTGATCAATAGCTAATACGTATCCAAAAGCTTGAGTACCATCAGAATACGAGAATATCGTATAGAGGTTGTTGTTCTCAATAAATTTATACATTCCATCGTCCTTATAATCCTGAAAAATAGTTTCCAAATTCTTCGGGACAGGTTTTGCTTTCTTCTTTGAACCATCGTATTGATTTTGAAAACTGGATTCTTGCTCTTCCTTCTTCTCATCAGTTGTCCCTGTCAGCCAAGCCATTCCCATACTGGTTACTTTCTTAACTAAGAAACGAATCAAAAGCCACAAGATCACACCCATAGCGAAATTCAATATATTACGAAAAGCCATAGACCCTTCCTCACCATCTAGGATATCCGCATACATGGAGATAAAGGGATGTGTAGAAACAAAGTGTTCATAAAACTTTCTGTTTTCTTTCTTACAAGCTATTAATACGTGATAAGCGGCACGCGCATCCTCGGTGAACCGCTTCGTTTCTGGGTCAATCTCAAACACATAATCCCAAGGAACATCAATAAAGTCCCATTCTGGTTTGTCCAGAGTGTCCAGATTAAGATACTTTTCTATGATCTCAACGTAAGCTGAGACTTTCTTGTATTCAGTAGGATCACCTCCTTTATCAGGATGTGCTCGTCTACTCCATTTCCTAAAATCTGCTCTGATCTGATTGGCATCAAGTTCCTTTATGTCATATCCAAACCATTGAGCGGCCTCAACAAGTTTCTTTTTATCTTCTTCACACAACTGATTCTTGTTTAGCCAAGATCTACCCCAGACCACTGCCTTATTAGTATAATAGAGATAGTAGCTAGCTAACTTTGGACTATCATAGGGGACAAAACCCTTCCAATCACCCCTGGCTTTTTCTCCGCTTTGAAAGTCAACCTGAACACTACCAAGTTTCTGAACTTGAGAGTTTCTATCATACAAAGTCCTAAACTGTCTATAAAAAGTGAAAAAATCCGACTCATCCTCAATCCTACCTGTTTCCATGTTGAATTTTCTAAGAGTATACCAGGAATCCAAAACACTAAGCTTCTGCGAAAGACTTTCATGAGAATTCAATTCCTCAAAAAACTTTACCTTATCAAACCTATCTTTTTTCAGTCCAATAGTGAAAGTGAAAGGGAACCTCCTAAGAAAGGGTTTAGAACCCTTCAGGTCATTGGCGTTTAACTGACGATAGTTAGTACTTCCACACACTACTTTGGATGTGAATAGTGTACCTTTCTCATCAATATCTGCCATAGGAACTGGTGTCTGTGACGTTGATATGAGTTGTAACATAAACAATAAATCAGAGCCATCTCTCAATGAGCCCATATCATCCTGATAAAACCATTCCTGTCCCTTGTAACCATCAAAATATTTCTGGTCTTTATTCATAGGAGCACTATATATTTCACTGTCTACCTGTTCTCTGGTATACTTATGTGCCAAAAAGAGGTGAGGCAAAACTTCAGTCAAGAGAGTTGTCTTTCCAATTCCACATTCATCACTAGAAAATATGATTCCCACTGGCTCAGCTCGTGCTGATTCAGTCTGATTCTTGACATGGCTGGAGAAATTCCTTTCAAAATGAGTCTTAAATTCCAAATACCTTTTTGAACCTGATCCATTCTTGATGACATCCTGATATTCCATTATTATGGAAACCAAGAGCTTACCTTTTGCCAAAAATTGCTCACCAGTCATCTTTGAAAATTTTACATCACTAAAGACAAAGTCCTCGCTATCACAATTCGTGTAGCGAGCCGGTGACCCAAGAGCATTAGCTCCATACCTAAAATAATATTCTGTGATATAGTCCTTCAGCTGCATCTTCTCAATAATCCCATTGAAAGTCTGCAATCTCTCACTAGGAAAGAACCACTCCCACGCATAGTCCACCCAGCCTTGTATATCAATAGCACTAGCGAACTTTGCACCAATAGTCCTGATAAACCCTTCAAAGAGAGTCTTGAAACTTTTTGGGACAAAGCTCATAATGGTGGAAAACAATGAAGATTTATCCTGAAAAATAGTACCAGTTATCTTATTCAAAATCCAAGAGAAAAAGTTCTTCACAAATTCCAAAAGAGACTCCAAAACAAACTGAAAACCATTCTTAATGGAGGTAGCCATTTCTGCCAAAGTTGACTTAACCTTATCCTTAACACAATCCCACACGAAACGTGCAAGAACATCTATCAAAAAACTTTTGAGACTATGAATTCCATCCTTAACAATCTTGATCATATAATCCATACCTTCTTTACAATGTTCCAAGGCTGTTTTCAAAAAAGACCACACAACCTCAACAAAGCCTGGGGCTCCGTCCTGGAAGGATGTCTTACAATGCTCACACAAATTAAAACTGGGAGAGTTAACAATCCTATGAGTATGAATGATTAAGTCACCACATTGATCGCACAGATGTGCATGCTGTCTTCTTCCACCAATGGGCAATCCTTCATGATCACAAGTAACTAACTTACAAGATCTTTTCTTACGCCGAGGGTATTTAGAGTCCTGAAACTCTGTTCCTGCCTCTTTATGAAAATCCTGTGGGTCAGAACTGTCCGGAGTTGTTACCGGTCTTGTCACCTTTGTCTTTCTCACACCACAAGGGTAATAAACTCTAAAGTCATCTCCTCTAGTGTGATAGACATCAACTTGTAACTCCTGATCAGTCGGAACATTCCTAGGTTGAACCACCACATAACCAGATCTAGAAGCATACTTCAGCGGGCCAGAAATAAATTTGGTGTTAAGAGTTGGAAAAGCACTATACTGATATAAATCCATACAAAGACTATTTTTCTCTTGAGGTCTCCAAATACACATCTTACCAGATCTCAACTTCTTGAATATGGCTGAGGGAACAAAGTCCCAATCTCCTATATTACTAACATCAAGATAACCATTGCTACCCTGAGTCAAATAATGACAAAAGAAATTCCACCTCTCAAAAGAAGATGCATTACCTATCAATGTTATTCTATGACTTCCTGAATGATATCCAAAAGCTGCCGTGGCATAGAGATGTGAAAAACCATCAAAATCTGTTCCAATCAAATAATCTTCAGTACTATTAATGAGAAACCCTTTCACTCTGCTAGGTCTGTCCAAGTATCTATACAAATTCATATGATCCTCCTGAAGAAAACCCTTAGTGGAATCACTATCAATCACGTGAGTGACCTCAGCTTCTTCTTCAAAAGATTGCCACTCAGTTGGTACAGTAGCTACCTTAAATTCTGGATCAACGAGTTCAAACCAAATTGTAAAAGTGAGGGTAGAACTCGAAGTACTAGCTGCCTTCATCTGATTCCAAACGTCCACATACAAACTTCCTCCTTGATCGGCACTGCCAAAATTCTTTTCAAATGCATGACATGTAGAAGCAAATGGAATGACAAATGAACATTCAGTATCTCCACCCAAATTAAGTCGAGCATGTTTAAAACTCTGATAACTAGCTGGACTGATAGAATTGTCAAAAAGAGAGCCATATCCGTAAGGTTGAAACCATACAATCAATGATCCCTGATGAAACTGTGTTGGCTGAATTTTCAATGTGATCTTCACGTCAAAATTGGCCAAGTATGCCACATCAGCAACTCTACTTATACTCAAGTTCCTATCTGTCAAAAGGCTATTGGGGATGTCAAAATTTTGCAAACTCGCTAATCGAGCATCATTTATCGAAATCTCTCCAGTTCCTAATCTGAAAGTTCTTCCAGCAAATTCATTTGTCACCATCTGTTTGCCTCCAATGTTTTTCTTTCCTAAACTAGCCGTGTTGACACTAACATCTGAAAAATTTTCGCTCTGCTGAACTTCAGTTTTCTGAAAGTGTGCACCATCATCTGATTGAAATGTAGTTTTTGCATGATAAGCCAAATCTTCATTGAGCACCTCTCTAGTGTCAATAAAAACACTATCACATGTTGGTACACGTGGATCCTTCAATTCAAAATCTGGGCCTGCTGTAATGTATATATTGACCTCTACATTGTTGACTATTGTTTCACTCTGTATACTAAGAGGATTCTGAACAAATACATTAAAAACACCATTGACATAGGGTTTGTCGGCATCCAGAAAATCAAATTTAGCAGTATCAATACAACATTTGTAATCTGTACAGGTTAACCAAGGGACTGTAAACTTGACTGATCGTTCTCGACCAATATCCATTGTAACCGACTGCATATTTGTAACAGTTGGTAAGTCCTTGTACTCGGTTGTTCCAGGAGTATAACACAAAAATAGCTGACCTTGATGGAAGGCTGAAGCAATAACTTCTACTTCGTAGACCAAACTACCTCTCCACAAATTATACATGTCACTGTAATATGACAATACTGTATTGTTTCGGATAACCTCAGTCCCATTAACCTCCTCATCACAGAATACAGGAGAAACAGGTATTGAAAATAACTGTTCTCCAGCTCCAATTGTTGTGGTCCAAGAACCAACAGCAATTCTGTTAGGCACTTGTAGTAATTTACTCAAGTTACCATCCCAGGTCTCACTCTGTGTTATTCCACTGGCATCCGGCCTGTAATCAGCATATCTGAAGCCCATGCTTTGCACTGGCAATTTTACATCAGAAACACTCATATTCAAACCAGGATCTTCCTGTTCACTAGGTCTATCAAATAAACCTATCAAACTTCCCATTCCCATCAAGGGTGTTATAGCTCCTGCGACATTTTTGACGTCAGCTACAACATCCTTAACGAATTGGTGTCCATCGGTATTTTTCGAATCAACTGATTCCTTTGCTATTTTATCCTTGCTCTGAAAGCTTGTTTCAGTGCTAGACTGAACTGTACTCGCTTTATTTGCCATATCTCTGCCAATAACTAAAGAATTAAATGTTGACCCTTTTACTAAAGAGCTAAAAGATTTTTTCACTATCCTTGCTCGTAGTTCCGTTATCCGTTCCGTGTCAAATTTGGCGTCAAACTTTGACGGGTTTCTGAATCTACAGGCCTTTAATTCCTCTAAGAAAGCCCCAAAATTCTGATCAAACCTCTTCCTGAAACCAGCAAGCATTGAATTGAATCTTGAAACAGCTCCCCAAGTTGTTGAAACCTTCCTGATTCTATGAAACAAAAAGTGAAACTGGGCGTAGACGGATTCAATCTTTGAAAATCTCAAATGCCTATAATCTATTTGGGCAAAAAGAGAGTTTATCTCAGATTGAACCTCTCCGTAACTATTATACACTCGAACTCTACGCTGAAACTCTTCTCTACTAATCCCACTTCCACCGCTTCTCTCACGGGTCCACATGGGAGCTTTACTCTTTAAATTCCGTGGATTAAGATCAAAATAATCGCAGACATCGTTCTTATCTTCCTCATAACTAAAGAAATAGTTTTCATAGTCAAGCTTTGCAAGATATCCTTCCTGCCTATATCGCTTGTTAGTTTGATTCTTACGTCCCATAATGTATGCCAATAACTGAAACTTAAAAGTTTGTCTTTTTAAAAAAAAAAGACTAAAAATAGAGTTTTTAAATATAGTATTAGCGTATACTCTAAACGCATATATTTTATTTAAAGTCTTGTGACTTTTTGCTAAAATATATAAAAGCAATGTGTGTATGATTGCCTAGATCGGGTTGCACGGCAAAAATACACGGTAATTGTAAAATACAAATGAATGTATAATTAAATAATAAACAGAGCCTACATAAATGCGGGTAGTAATTTATTAATAAAAATACACTCAAGTGTTCAACAAATGTTTTATTTGTTTAGGCGTTACCTTTTCGGGCTCCTGTCGCCCTACTCAGAAAACCACAACTGTACCCTGCGCACAGCTGCGTTAAAATCGAACCGGTGCCTTACGCCGG